CGCCGGTGTTCGCGCCTGCGCCCAATCCGTTCGCGCCTGCGCCCATCGTCCAGATTGCAGACCCGCCAGCACCACCAAGCCCGAGGGTATTCGCCGCAGATCCTGCGCCCATTGTCCAGTTAAGATCCGCACCGGCCAATCCAGTACCATTGGAGACTTCAACGCCTCCGCCCTGTAACTCGAAGAAAATGGACTTCCCGGCGGTATCATTCGCCGCAACAAAGTTCGCAATCGCGGCATCATCCAGAATCAATCCAAGAATAGACCCCCACTGCCAATACTGCCCCCCAGTAGCGGGGGAGTTCTGGATTGATCCGTTAGAGTTCTTGTAGTAGAAGCTCGGTGCGTATCCCTTAGCCATGTTTCACCTCATACAAACAATGCCATAGCAATGGGCACATAAGCCCGATGTCTAACCCTCTACGATGAAGCTAACACCTTCGCCCGCCGTGGTTACGTCCAGATAAATCAGATTAAGGTTGGTAACCGCTAAATCCTGAGATTCTCCGGGGTAGAGTTCGAAGCCAGTGGCAGTATTAAGCCCATTGGCCCCGATAACCACCGGATTGGTATTGGTGTGGAGCGCCTTCACCGTGACACAAAACCCATCTGTTACGGCAGAGTCTGCATGAATGGGCTCCTCTGTGCCAGGGACAGCAATAGTCTTGCGCCCATACACAGGGGTGCCACCGCCAACACCTCCAGTAGTGATAAGACCACCGGAAGAATTCATCTGAAGCACACAGGCGTCCTTGTCCGTGTACGTCAACGCCGTTGCGTTGTACTGCCCTGCCACCGGGATAGCCGTAGCACCCGTGAACATGATGGCATCGTCAATCACTACTGGATTGGTCATCGCCACGGCGCTAGCCGGAGTAGCGTGCTGGTACAACCCAGCCGTGCACAATGCGCCACTCAGTGACGCCCACAGTCTCACCGCATCCGCTGCGCTAACAGCAGTCTGGATAACATCTGAAGCATACGCACCAGCGAGAAGAGGAGCCCTTGTAACCGCCGCGTCATGGGCGTCTGGGCCCACAACCTGCACATTCCCCTTGATATCGGCTCTGCCCATCGTGGTGGCACCAGCCGCCAGGTCGGGAGGGCTCACGATGTACTTGTAGTTCTCAATCGAGTTGACGGCAATCGACCCCACCTTGACATCGAGTTCGGTATTCACCACCAACCCAGGAACGTTCAACTCGATAATCTTGTAGTCCGAGTCCGAAGTCACCGGAGCCGTTGTCATGGCCGAGAACGCAATCCACTTGTTACCATTATCAGTAATGGCCGCGTACTGCCGGTCCCCCGTCCCAGACGTGATCTCAACGTATCTCGAAGCGCCAGAGTGCGCGTCAGCCGTCCATGACTTATTCTCATCCACGAGTCTCGTGGTACTCTGTGCCTGGATGACACTTCCAGCCGTAGTAAAGGCCCCAGGGTCTCCCACCAAAGCCGCCGTAAACGTGTCCGTGGTAGGAACCGTGAGAATCGTGTAAGTCCCGTCATAGTTGGCATTCCCGCACGAACTCACCGTCACGATGGAACTCACGTCATATCCGTGGCCGGTCACCGTGAAGGTCACAACGTTTGCCGCCCAGGTTCCACCCGTGACGGATTGCGATGACGAGTACGCGAGCCCCTTGTCAATCACAAGGTCCGTGAGTTTGACTTCAGCCGCCATACCAGATGGCCCGACAACACTCACCGCGCCCTGGCTGGAGAACTCATTCGTAGGGCAAACCTTCCCCCGAACCTCGATGGCCGCAGACGTTGCCGCCCCACCGGAATACTTCGCAACAACCCTAGCCTTCTTGCCCCTCAACTGTACTGCAATAGGAATGCGGTAGTTGATCGCATCTGTGTACTTGGCGGAAGTGATTACGAAATACTCCTGCCCCATGATAGGAACCACTACGGTAGTGGTGAAGTCGTCGTCTGACTCCTGGACCTGGAGCAGAATCTCATCCGCAGATCCCTGCGTCTTCAGGAAGTAGAGCACAAGTTCATTCGCGAAGGCCGGGCGCACGGGGTCCGTTCCAGTCCCGAGCCCATCGAAGATTTGGCCACTGTTGTAGATATCAAGCGTTTGCTGATTGCCAGCGTAGGACGTTGTAATACTCCCCGCTGCAATCTTGCAGAGCACCTGATAGGTATCGTGCATCCGCCTATCCATAGCTCACACTCCTAGAGTTTGGTGTACAAATCACCAACTTGGTGCCTATATATCACTCGTAACCGCACATAAGCCCCAACCTCGTCAGCATTACCATTGCTCACTGGTTGACGCTGCATAATCAACGTGTCCTCTGCGTTACCCCCACGGGTATGCCCTGGGTTGCTTGAACTATCAGCCGTATAGAGCGCCTTCTCAATATCGGCAATCATTTGCTGATAGAGCCTCGACGCATCGGGCTTGTTCCTGCGTGGCGAGGATTTCATTTTAGCCCACATCTCTATTCCAACCTCTCGCTGACACCTACGCATCGAAGTCCCGAATATGTCGTCTGAATCCTCTGCGCCAATCACTACACCAGCGCATGGCCTTTCCCGGCTGAATGGGAACCCTGCGCCGTTCCATGTAACCACGTCTTTCATGTTGAAGTTGTAACCTCTTGCCTGGGAGATGCTTCGCAACACGTCGAGGATGTTCTCCTCCACATCGTCCCAAACAGTCAAACTGGAAATACTCTGTGCCATCTCTTACCCAGTGTAAGGAGTAGGATAAATTCGTAATTTCCCCCATGCCGCGTGGTGTTCTGTCCCTCCGCCCAATGTGATGTGAATGTCATACAAGTACGTCTTGGCATCCGTGTCTGTCTGCGTGTCGGTCAGATACACAGAAAAGGTCCCAGACGCTTCCGTAGTCATCGTGATACGTCCAGTGGTCTCGCTTACATACCCATCGGTAGTAAATGCTCCAGGGTCTCCGACAAGAGCCGCAGTGAACGTGTCCGCCGTTGGCGCACTAACTACCGTGTAGGCCCCGTCGTAATTCCCGTTCCCGCAGTCCTCAACCGTCACCGTGTCTGAAGCGACGTACCCATGTGCCGTGCAAGTAAATGTCACAACGTTTGCCGCCCATGACGCATCCGTAATCGGCTGGAGTAGCAACTGGAATTCGTTCGCTTCGCCCTCGATATCCAGGCAAGTAAAGCGGATAGTTGCGCCGGTCAGATCAATGGCCGTGCTACCGTCCGATGCATACGTAGTGTAATCAAGCTGGAGATAGGACCCATGCCGCAGTTCGATATCATCGGCCTGGGCGTCCGTGTCCAACGAATCAACTTTGATGTTTTTGCTTAGGCTACTCACCTGTTGCGCCTCTGGGCGATCTTCCACGCCTTCTCAACGGCAGGCTCAAGGAATCGCTTTTTGAGCAACCCTGACCACCTGCGGAACATCTCGTAGAACTTTAATCTCGGCGGTATAGAAACCTGTTTCTTGAGCACAAACATCGGCACAACGCCACCTGGCTTGTCCATCCACAAAAGCAGTTTGCCGCTTGGGGACTTCTCGCAGAACAACCCCGGTACATTCCTTAGGGGCCCGGCGAATTCGTTCTTGATTACTCCAGCAGGAGTCTTGGCCGCATCCAATGGTATAGCCAAGAACCCGTTTGGATTCTTCGGCCTGACCACACCGCCAGTTTCATGGATACCCGCATACTTAGAACGTGTCGCCACCCATCCTTCGATGTCGTGGATATTCTCTCCTGATATCCCAGTAACAAACGACTTGACCAAATCGCCTGTCCTTCGTTCCAGTCCAGGGGGCCCCGAAAGGCGAGCAATCTGGTGCTTATTCTTGAACCATTTCACCGCCTTGTTGATTTGTGGACGCAGAGCGGTGGCAAGCGACTTCGGGAAGTACCGAAGCAGATACCTCAGTTTCTTCTCGTCCAGTTCGTAATTGAAATCTACCATCTACGCACCACGCTCCTGTGGTCCTTGATTTCCTGCACCAACTCTGGGATTAGATTTCCCCAGTCCTGCCACCACGTAAGAAATGGGATCTGCCTTCTATTCCCACCAGCTACCTGCCCACCATCAATGGCATCCAGTCCAACCATGTCCCTGTGGTTCCAGTCGAACCAGATTTGCTTTTCTATGGCGATTGCCAGTTCGGGGAAGTTGGTCAGGAAGTCCGCCGCAGTCGTTCCCATCCCTCCGGTATACGTCACCTTCAGAACCTCAAACCCAGTCCTGAGGTTGTAGTCAAACTCTACCCTGCCAAGCCGTAGCGATTCCGTGCCAGACGAGTAGTTAGTCGACGACACCAACGAACCAGAAGCGTACTCCCTCGAAGCGTCTTCGTAGATCGAAGACATGGTGGTTATGGGATACCCCTTGAGCCAAACCACCCTTTGCCCCAGGGTTTCCACGTCCACATACGTTGTCCTCGCCGTCTCCTCGACGTACCTGCCAAGCAACTTCTCCACGGAAGCAGATAACGACGTAATCATGCTTCGCATCAGCCTGTCGTGGGTTCGTATGATCCCCTCGTCAAGCCACTGACGCATTCTGGTTGTGGTAGTCAGATCCACTATTTCTTCTCCGGGCAGTCATCCTTGTGGGCGAAACCCCTACCCCTGATAGGTCCACCGCACAACGGGCAACCCTTGGACTTCTTGATTTCGGGCTCGATAACCTTGGTTTCCGCTGGCTCCAGCACCTTTTCTTCCCCCATCAATTCCTTGGCCGCAGCAATGAAATCCGCCTTCTCCCTGTCGCTCATCCCTTCGAACATATGTTTGAAGTGTGCCTTTGAATGTTCCGAAAGCCGTACATCGTCAATCTGCTTGAGGTCGTTGACGTGCGCCTGCGCTTTCTTCTTCTCTTCCTCGGTTGGCACGAACTTGTGCTCTTGACCTGCAATCAACCCCTCGTCCACCTCAATCCACGGGTCTTTGAAGCGATTCGTTGCCCCGGTAGACTTGGACGTTCTGTAGCACATGCTCCCGCCACCTGGGTTGTCAGGCAAATCATTCGATTCCTGGTGATCGTATGTCCTCTGGATACAGTCCCCATTGGGCAGGTGAAAGGTAAACCCTTTCTTCAGTTCGCGTTTCATTTGGCCTCCTCTAAAATGCAGATCCAGGGGCGACCGAAGCCGCCCCCAGACCTTAGGTTATTACGCCGGGTACTTGGGATCTCCGAGAATCCCGATGGTCGACATGAGAGCCGTGGTCTCAGTACCAGCACCAACTGCTTCGTAGCGAATGGCCGGGCCGTACTGGGTCAGGTCAACCACCTTTTCCTGGATAGCCGTGGCTTCCACGTCTTCGATTGTTGCCGTAGCAGCGGTGAAAGCGTAAGCCGCAACCGCCGTCCAAGACGCCACCACGGAACAGGTCGTCTCAAGAGACTGCGTGGACACATTGGCCCACGAGGAATCGTAGAGATACACCGTTCCACCAGAGGCAACGGTATCCACCCTCGCCTGAATCTGGTTGGTCGCCGAAGCCGTATAGTCGGCCTGGAGAACCGCATAGTACGCGGTTGAAGCCGTAAGAGCACTCGTGGCGGACTGGCGGAAGTAGAACGTGATGTCCTCTCCCCCCGAAGCCGTGGAGGTGTCCTCACAGGCAACCTTGTACGAGGTCCAGACAGCCGAACCGTCAGGCCCCGAGGAATCACCCTCGATGGTGACCCACATGTACTTGGACGTAGCAACCGTTCCCTCTTCCCGCAGACGCATGGTCACCGAGTAGAAGGTAGGAGTGCTACCGGAAGCCGTGGTGAACTTGTGTGCGATCTTGACGTTGTCGCTACCGCTGTTTCGAAGGGGAATCCACGTATCCCCAGCCGTGGTGTAGTCATACGCGCTCAGGTTCGTGAAAGAGCCGTACTTCACTGCACCCGTTTTGGTGTGGCTAGAGCCAGTAATGGCATCAGCCGCCTGGATGATGGAAAGGGATCTGTACCCACTCCCATCCACGATTGCCCCGTAGATCGTGGCCGTGTAGTCCTGCGGCACAATGATCTGCTTCGGGGTCGTGTAAGCGTTAAGGTTAAGAGGCATTTTGCGCACTCCTTTCTGATCTAAGTGCCTAATTAGGAGGTCGTGTCAGTGCAGACACAGCAAGACTTTGCTTTGCGCACCATCACGTCCACCAGCCAAAGGGCCCGGATCCACGTTTGATTGGCCGCGAAAGCCGTGTCAGCTTCCGAGGAAGCCGCGAACTCAAGCGGACCCCAATCGGCGAGAACCACGTCATCCCAGTTACAGAAGTACACCTCAGCCTCGTCACCACCCGAACCGCCAGTGATCGGAACCTGCGTGGTCTGGAAGACCGGGTATCCCACAAGGTTTCCACCGGCAAACCCGGCACCCATCGGGGCCGAAGTCTGGATGGAAGCGAACAGAGGATTGCTGGAGGTCGTCAGCTGCTTGACGTTGTGAACCGTGCGAGGGTTCATCACGAAAGCGAGCTTGCCCTCAAGCGTGTTCTGGGCCGCCAGAGCATACGGGAAGTCTTCGAGGAGCGCCCACGTCAGGGCACTGGAGGAAGTCGTCACCGTATTGATGCTCGACGTGTTCGCAACACCAGTAGGCTCGTTGGAAGAACCGGAACCCCTCAGGATGCTAAGGTCGACCTTGAGACCGATGACCTTCGCCACGTCATCCTGAATGACAGAAGCCGCCGAAGGATTGGACAGATCCAGAAGCTGATTGCTCGCCTTCACGAGAGCCGCGCACTCGTGAGGCTGGAGCGTCTTCTGGGCGTCCGCCAGGGTCGAAGCCGTGATAGCGCCGTTCTCGGCAACCCAGTAAGCCGTAGCACCCGTGGACAGCGCAGGCTGTCTGAACGTGTGACGATTGAGTCCCTTCATCTGACGGGCACCAGCCGCCACACACACCATGTTGGCGTACACCTTTTCGATCATGTCACCCGACCACTCCTCGGGGACGATGTACCCACCGCTACCAGCGGTCGTGCTCATCTGCTTCTCGACCATCTCGATGGTGAACATGGCGTCATGCCATGCCTGCGTGCCCTTCTTGGCTCCCCTGAGAGCCGCGTTGTGGAACCCGCCGAAACGACTGGCGTGGGCAACACCATTGAAGAAAGCCGCGAAGTTGAACTTACCCTCTTTCTCAGCGAGAGTGTCGCTACGGCCAAGAGGGTCCTCGCTCACCGGGGGAGCGTCGGGAGTCGCCAGGGCGGAAACGCGAGCATTCAGCTCGTCAATCATCTTCTTGAGTTCGCCCTCGCTCTTCTTTTCCAGCGCCGCCTGCGCTTCCTGGTCACCCTTCAGCGCCTCCGTGAGCGCCTTCATTTCGTTGGACAGATCGGTAAGACCGTCCAGGATGTTGGTATCTTCGGACATCTGCTGTCCTCCTTTCACTAATCCAGTCCAACCCGTCTGCGCACCTTTGCGAGTTCGGGTCGAAGTCGATTCAGATCCCCCATGATCTGCTGGATAGGTTCGCTTGAGGCCCCATCCTTGGGAGCAGATGTGGTTTTCACCTCTCCAGGTTGGCCAGCTTTCACTTCCGCCAGATCCCCTTGGATATGCTTCAATCCTGCTTCGAGACAATCGAATCGGACATTGAGACCCTTGTATAGTTCGACCATTTCACGTAGGACCGTAAAAATGGCGTCTTCCTTGACTTTCACTGTGACCGTCACGTCTTCCTCGGGCACCTCTTCAACTCCGAGTTCCGTAACCTCTTCCTCGGATTCCTCAAAATCGAACGTCTCGGCCTCTGGGAAATACTCCCCATCCTCGTTCGCTGGCACAGCCTTCCCCTCGTCAACCTTCAGGCCCGCCATCTCTTCGAGTTTGTCCAGCATCTTGGCTACCACTTCGTCCTCAGCCGAAGCAGACACGAGGGCTTCCATGTTCATGCCTACGACTACACAAGAAACTTCAAGCAAGTGGGCTTTCGTAATGACACGTTCCACGGAACCCTCGGCTGCCTCGATGCCGTTTTTCTTCAACAGCTTGGCGATCTTCTCCCCGTCGTGCTCCACCTCCATAGGCATGAAACCCACAGAGAAAGCGTCCATCGCACCCTTGGAGTAGAGGTATAGATGTTCTTCGCCCAACTCAGTCTCAGCGAACCACGCCTTGAACCACAACCCATTCTCTGTGATACGCATCTCAAGAATCTTCCCGATGACCGGGGAATGCCCGTCCATCGTGGAGTGCTTGTGATACGCCAGGAATTTGGGTCGGGATTTGAGTTTCTTCCACTGTTTCAGCGAGGCTTTCCATGCCGAAGCCAAAACCACATCGCCCCCGTAGTCCGGGGACTGGGTGGATGCCATGCCCTCCATCGTCCTCGTCTCAGCGTCAACCGCCTTAACCTGGACGTTAATCCACTTCGCTTCCATCGTACAAAGCCTCAAGGAACCAGCTCATGTCGTTCAACTCATATCTAATAGCCCGCAGTTGGGCCTGCTCATGCTCCGTGTACTTCCACTCGTCACCCTCGGTGAGATCCAAGAACTCAAGCCACATGGGGCTAAGGTGGTTCTGGTCAATCGTTCCGGTGATCTTGCTCACTTGCTAAGCCTCTCGCGCAAATTACACTTGCAGTTACAGACATCGCTTGCACCACCGTCAGGGTCTCCTGGGTACAGGAGCCCGTTGCTGAACCTCGCCCCTATCTTTCTGTATTGACCGTGGATGGCAGAATGCGAATCCCTGATGTTGAATCCGCCAGTGATCCACGTATGCCCCTCCACCACGCCAGATTCTTCCGACTCAGAGTACGCGCCGAAGTTGGCGGCCCTGCCCACCTCGGTTCTCGCGATAGTGAGCGTTCTATTCTTGGCCCCTTGGTGGATATGCTTGATTCGTCCGGCAAGTTCCGCCAGCGTCTCTTGGTTCTTAATCCCTTCCTTCAGAGACTCCCTGATGGCATCCCTGATGGTCTCGTTGACCTGCTTCATGTGTCGCTTGACACACTGGCTCTCAATCCACTTGGCCAAGTCTTCTGTGATTTGGGCTATTTGTTGCTCAGTCCCTAACCCCAAAGCCCGCGCCTCGGCACCGGCCAAAAGCGCCTCTTCGTAGATCGGAGTGGTGTATTTCGCCAACTTCTCCTGCATCTCGTCTTCCTTGGGCAAGAGAGAGTCAACGTTGAGTGAGGCACGCGGGCTTGCTAGGTCGTCCTTGTACTCAGCCACGTCAGGGACTTCCATGCCATACTCGATCATCTCGCCACGCCAAGCGAACGGAGGAAGGGACTTGCCGTCCCAGCCAGTGGCGTTACTGAATTTGCTTAGCACCTCGTTTCTGTGGTCTGAGAAGAACCGAGACATCTTCCCCTGAAAAGCCTTCTCCCTGGGGCGCAATACGTCTCTATCCCACTTCTGGTTATACTCTATGTCTTCCGGGTCTATTTCCTCGAAAACAATCTGCTCACCCTCTGGGGCGGCCTTTGTAGCATCTTCCATTGCCTTTGTAGGGGGCGTTGGATTCACAGAACCGCCCCTGAGAGAGTACGAAACGTCCCACCCCTCGAACTCCTCCAGACCCAGATCCAGAAGCCTGTTCACCTCGTTCCATGGCACCCCACCCTGCACCAGTTTCACGGCGGTTTCCGCCTTGTCGGTAACGTTTTCCCTAAGTGCTTCTACGGCATTGAGATCAAACAGAAACTCATATTTCCCGCCGTCGATGTGTTTCGTAAGTGTATGGTACAAAGCATCTTCGATTGCCCTGACCCTAGGTATAAGC